ACTTCAATGGTTGAAGACTCACGTCTCTATAGTACTTGTGTTGGTATTGATATGCACAAGGAAGCACATTTGTTGTACAAGGATTTGACAGATTTTTCTCCCCTTATCATTGAAGGTGATTATGGAAACTTTGACCAAAGCATGCCGTTTGACATAGGTTGGACTGTATGTTCTATAATTACCCATACTTCAAGGTTGATGGGGTATTCTGCTGAAGCGACTCGTGCATTGATTGGTGTATTGACTTCTTCTCTTTTTCCCATTGCTGACATGTGTAGAGATCTTTTTTGTGCACCTGGTCAACAACCGTCCGGTAAATATGGTACTGCTGAGGATAATGGGCTGCGAGGCCTTGTTCTTCTCATGTATTATTTTTATTGGTTTGTCCAGAATCAACCAGAATATTGTGAACACCTTCCTTCCTATGATGATATTCGTTTTCATGATTATGTTTTACCTGCTACTTATGGAGATGATGTTTTAGCTGCCACTAAAGAAGCTGTTTCTCATTTCTTCAATGGGGAAAATTATGGAATGTTCTGTGAAACTGTTTATGGAATGGAGTTTACAACTGCATCTAAGGAAAAGGATAATCCTAGATTTGTTGACCCTGACAAGATGACATTTCTGAAGCGAACGTTCAAGCATCATAATGACTTGAATCGAGTTGTTGCTCCATTAGATATGAATTCCATATTTAAGGCATTAGCGTGGTATATTCCTTCTGGTGTTTTGAATGAACAGGAACAAATGCTTGCAACTTTTAATTCAGAGCTCAGAGAATTGTTTTTCCATTCTACTGAGACACAATGGCGTGCTGCTCGAGCAGCTTTTATCGATAGTTTTGCCAAACATTTTAAAGTTTCTGCTAAAGATGTTAACAAGGTCATCGCTGATTACGGCGATGTGTTCGAATCTTTGAAACTTGATGTCGATAAATCCCCAACAAGTAATGATGTGTGTGGGGGAAGACATTCAATGTGTGAAATGGACGGTACTCAAGAAGTTGAAGGAGAGTCACTGGAAAGTAACATGTTGGCCGAGATACTTAATAGAAAAAGAGTTCTTGGTTTTCAACGAACCATCATTGAAAGAGAAGGCAGTAATCGTGGTGGAATAAAACGGCCTAGCAAAATTCAAGAATATACCGCACTTTTAAATGAGTATACTGTTCTTAGAGATGAATCACATAAGCTTGTGTCCTACAATGACTTTTATGGTCAGTACACACTATCTGAGCTTTTGCG